TTTGCTTGGTTTCCCCAAATAGAAGAAGTTGGGCTGACTACGCCTCCATTATCAAAGCTAGGTACATACCCCCCTGCATTTGCGTATAAGGGGCGTTCCCCCCATCTATTACCCCCACGAGGACGGAAGTACGAAAATTCAGAACTGTCGGTACTATTGTCATCCGGGAATCGGACGTCAAATTCAGGGAAAGTATACGGTCCTTCGTAGGGGTATCTATCCTCCATACTATCCCCCGTATCTACTGGAGCGAACGAACCCCTATCCATGTCTGCTGCAAACAGAGGAGCAAGTGCTGCGGCGCCATGGATACCTAAGCCTTTACCACCCGTTATCATCGTATCGCCAGCTGCAGCGGCGGCTTGCCCATACAGCGAAGGATTTTTAAGAATTTCAGCCGCAGAAGAAGGAATCTGATTCGCTAATATTGATTGCGTACTAAGCGCATTTGTACTAAGCGCATTTGCACCAAGATTTCCAAGCGCATTAGCTCCCATACCCCCAAAAGGAGAACTAGACGCTCCTGATAACGACATCGGTAAAGATGGTTCGTACATCGGTAAAGATGGTCGGTACAGAGACTGTGCAAAATTATTAGCGGCTGTATTAGACGCCAAAGAAGATTGACCTGTAGACGATAACGCATTACTCATAAGTTTTGGATCAGCGGCATTCTTTAACCCAAATCCAAATCCTTTCGCGAGATTCGCGCCACCAAAAGCTCCTAGCCCTGCCGAAAGTCCTTTACCTAAATCACCTGATACAAGACCCGTAAGTGCACCTGTACCAAGACCCAATAGCAAAGGGCTAAGCCCAGTTACCGGACCTAAAACAGCCCCAGCAATGGCCGGTAAGATGCTACTTAAAAACCCCGCTTCGGGGAGTCCTGTATTTGGATTGACCGTTAACGAACCGCCATGGGCAAGTGCGATCTGCTGGAGTGAATCCACCTCATCCGGTGTCATATGCACCAGAGCAGTATCTTGATTGCGTCCTAAAGAAGCTATGCCAGAAGCAAGGGGGCTATATGGTGCATTCATACTCGTTACCCTTTAGTTGACAGTACGACCCATCGACCGTCAATGACCGAATATATCAAAATTGCAACGCCAGAACCAGAAGAAGTCCAGTCTGCGCCGCCGTTAGTTATGATCCTGTTATCCGCGTCGCTACTCGCACTTTGGTTAGATAACGTCATGTTCTGAGAGGTTGAATTGAAAAGTATCTTGATTTCACCGTTGACCCCTTTGTAAATCCCCGTAAAGGTGAAAGCTGCTGTGGGTCCGCTGATGTGCACAAAAGAACTTTGTCTAGTGAAAGATACGTTGTTTGTCGTTCCATTAGTTGCGGTATACGACCCTATAGGCATCTTAAGGAAGGCGGAGGTTAAGCTATCTACGGTGATAGGCGCCTTAGAATCTGCTTGCCTGAAATACCTATTAATCGTACCTATCAACGAAGTGAAATACTCCTTGTTGTATAGGTTAGGAGGGAAGGGGAGTACGGGAGCTGTGTAACTATCGAACGCCATAATTATGCTTTCCTTCCATCTTCTCGTCCTTCAATACGGGGGATACCTAAACGCCACATCACACCAGTTTTATCGTAAGACGACACTGTAATACCTATCTGCCGCGCCCGTGCGCGTACAAAAACTTGCTCTGTGTATCGTTCTATAGGAGATACGGCACTACGTTGTACAGGTACTTCAAAATCCTGCCCTTCCGCATTCTGTGCTTGATAGTTAGCGCCCGGGAAGTTCCTTGGTTCTAACGTAAAATACACTATAGGGTTAGAACCACTAATAGACCCCTTGAAATCTATATCTGGTATAAGTTTCCGTATGAGCATGTATTTATCGCCATTGTCGATACTCATATCGGAAGAAGTTATAGTCGCAGTAAATGCCACACCATCTGCATCCGTACCCACCTCTTGATTGTATACATATTTAGTGTGGCAAGAAGCCGCTTGAGGATATTGTCTCAGAGGAGAGTCTATCCAAGCGCTCCTGTCTAGACCTTCTGTGCAATCTCCATAAGACCAACTACCGTCTTCATAGTTATAAATAACATATTTATCAATTACTTCGCTTCCAGAAGAGCAATAGAACCACCATATTTCGTAGTAATTTTCGTTTATTCCAGCGAAAAATTGGTCTGATTGGTCGAAGTTTAAATCATCAAATACATGCCTTAAAAGCGTACAAGCTAAAGTTTCTACACGCCCATTATAGATATAGAATTTATCATGCCCCATCCAATAAGCTGAATTTTTTACGACCGCTACAGTATTAGGCGCAAGAAGAGATATACTCGGTGATAATTCTGTAATAGAGAATACATCAATAGTTCCTGTAAATTGTAAAGAACTTATTGATGATTCTGTCCAAACTAAAATTTCTTGGTATGTTTGAGCAGCTTTAATAATCGCAGACCCATTACTTACTCTAAGATATCCAGCTGTAGTAAGATCATTTATTGTCCAATTTGTAATGTCTGATTGATTAGACCAACGAATCAATAGAGGATCTTTATCTCCTCCCCCATACGGAGTACATCCAAAAGCTAGGAGATGACCATTTTCTTGCGCCATCAAAATCTGAGTAACTTCCTCTGGTACATCCGTAGCACCGGATTGATTTCTAAGGTATACACCTCTTGTATTCAAAGCTGAAGTGTATTCCCAAATAAATATATCCCCAAAGCGCTGATTAAACAGTAAATCAGAATAATATTTTTCAAAATGATACAGCATTAGGGGGAAATAAATACCTGATGTTGAAGCGTAACCCCAACCACCAGCCCCCCATGTATCCGTACCCCAACCAAAACCTTGTGTGTTTGTTTCATACCCGATATTGAGTTGAAACGCTGCTGTAATAGCAGTGCCTCCTCCCGCTGCAACAACTGATGTTGAGGCTGTCGTTACAGTAATCGTAAAAGCATTAGCGCTAATGATGCTGGAAATTTTATGTTCAGTATTTAATTCGTCAGCGGGTACGCCCCCGACTGCTGTAGCGCCACTGAACGTAACGTAATCTCCATTAACAGCCCCATGCGCTGTGATGTTAACTCTGACTGTGGTTGTAGACCCATCTGTTTGGAAACAGTTATCTGTATCAGTGGATACAAAAGTTTGACGTATTGGGGTAATATCGTATAACGCGCTGGCAGCTTCTACATAAATCTTTTCGTTGGTGCCTAACGCCATGTAATTATTGGCACCTTCAGGAACCCAAATGAAAAGTGATCTACAACATCCAACAAACGTATTGACTGTTGCTTTTGTCCACCCCCCTATTTTTTGAGGGTATCCAGAAAAAAACCGTACTTTATTAGCTTCGTACCAACCACCTTCATTGGCGTAATTGGTAACGTCTCTATTGATACCGGGTTTTAATTCTAACTTAGTAAGCATAATACTTACCTATACATTAATTAAATTTGTAGCTATTCTCTTAGACCAACCCCTACCAAAATTTGAAAACGTAGGTAGGCTAGTCATAAATCGAAGTCTTATACCGTTGTATACCCCATTTATCTTGTATGGGTTTGTGTATATAGCCGCATTCAAAGTAACAGGACCAATCACTCCGTCATCCCTAACTTTTACAGTTTGTTGTAGCCACTTGATTGCTCGCGTTACCCCCGAATTGACCGCCGCATCAAATATAGAAAACCGTACTTCATCAGGCAGTTTATCAGCTTCTATAGCATCCCAGTAATCTTTTTTGTAGATAGCTTGCGCCTGTTCTATAGTCAGGTTAGCGATATCGACATCTGGGTACGCTCTTTTGGAAATCCCGAATTTAGTCTCCCCACCGGGATCTGCTGGGTCATTGACGTACCCACCTTCATGGCCGATAAGAATTGAGAACGCTGTATTGAAATCCATTAGTTTCTTGCAACACCTTTCATTTTTTCGGCTGTACGCATACCACCAAGTCCTAACATTCCCAAAAGAACTACAAGTAAGTCACCAACTTCTACTTGAGGTATTACAACGGTACTCCCCGTCATCAGGATAGCCCAATCACAAAGAGGCCGACCTATGTAGTGCCAGCCCAATGCAGCAGCGCATATCCAGCCAGTAGCAGGGCGCCAACCAGAAACAAAGACATTAGATGATGCGGCTTCAATTTTGTTAACCTCAGTCTGCATCCTAGCTGCTTCTAACGCGGCGTCAATCTCTTTGAATCCGCCCTCTTGTCTGAGCTTTTCTAATTCGAGCGCAGCTTGTGCTTTCTGGGCAGGATCAGGCCATGCTCTGTCTATAACTTTTCCAACAACGCCAGCTATTGCATCCCCTATCATAACTACCCCCTCGGAAGTTCATGTATCCTTGTTATATATTCTCTATTAGGATTATCTGAATCTGGATTATGATCTGTATAGGGTACCTCTGTACTCTTCCATCCAGATATATCGGGGTGTATCACATGCCCGTATTGATATATAGAAGTATCTTTGGCAAAAGTTCCATATACTAGATAAATGCCATTAGATGTTATATTATCTCCTAACGATTTAAACATCTCTTTATCATACATATAACTAGCCGAATTATTCTTATCGTCTCTAGGCATTACATACAACCATGAGCCTGAAGGTCCGCTTTCACCTTCTCTAGTAGATTTAGCAAATACATTTATCATTAACAAATAATCTAAATCATCATCTCTATACGTACCGCATATTACAATTTCATCTGCGGGAGTATTCTTTAAATTATTTTTCCATGTCACAGGATCAAATTTCATTGACATTCTTTGCCCTATATAGACGTCATCGGCTCTTGCGTTATATAGTTCTTGTAATAAGTCGTTATCTAAATCATCTATATTTAAATTTTTAGTTATATACCCCATATCCCACCCCTAAGAATCATATAGGTAAAAAACATCGCTACCGCCAGCAAAAGGACTATTACCAGTTATACTCCATCCAGAATAGTTAGTGTTATATGCTGCAAAAGTCATGCTAGTTCTATAGTAACTATTTCCGTTTATGACAAAACGATACCATCCACTGTTTGAAGTTGAGTCAGTTACAAAAAATACCTTATTAGAAGTTACCGTCGTATTATCATTGGCGTATAATCTTTGATGCCAAATTCCTCTCACACGTAAATTACTAAGAAAATCTATGGTGTAGTCACTCATAGACCCGCCGTAGTAACTACCAAGAACAGAAGATTTGTAACCTGTATAGGTATCATTGGATTTAAAGCCGCCCCATGTAGCATTGTTTATAGTAGGAGACCAAACTTGTTGATTAGTGCCGCCGTAATAATAACTAAAATACACCGTTCCTGAAGTAGGAATACTATTATTGACAGATGTATTAGGTACGTAACTTCCCCCTCTATAGTAATTACTTATGTATATATTAGATGAACTTCCCCCAAATTCATTTTTTATATCATTAAGAGATATTTGACCAGAAGTAGGTAAGGCCATTTGTTTATACCTCTGGGTCTAAAGGAGGTTCATTAGAAGAACTAGCAGTTACATAAGTATCTACTAAAAATCTTAGTTCTTGTTTAAGCATTGTAACTTCTGAACTAAGCTCTTTAATGCCTTCTATCAATAATGGAACTAATTTAGCATAATCGACTGTTTTATAGTCTTTTCCTGATTCTGATACAATCGTACCATCTTCAAGAGTTTTCATATCAAACGGAGCTAAACCGACAACTTCAGGTAATACAGCTTCTACTTCTTGCGCGGATACACCTAATTGTTTCTTAGTATCTGTATACCCTTTAGATTTAGCTAAATCGTTATTCTCAAAATAAAACCCATTTAACTTAGATATTTTTTCTAATGGGTCAGGTATATTTCCTAAATTAGTTTTTAATCGTTCGTCTGAATAATACGCAACTATATTTCCTGTAGAAGCTATTGTGTTTGATACATGTAAAGCCTTATTATTATACACTCTGACCCAAGTGGTATCTGACATATGTACACCACCTCCATAGGTCTGACTATACCAACCCCCTTGACCGTAAGACCTAAACCAGTCAGAAGTGTATACTGCCCCTGTAGCTGTTACGGATCCTCCAGCTGTTATGTTTACTCCAGCTGCTATGTTTACTCCGGCTGTTATGGTTCCTGTGGTGTACTGACTTCCAGCAACATCTAAATTACCAGTACTATATACATATCCCGCGGTTAACTGTCCTCCAGCTGTTATGTTTCCAGTTGCAGTAAAACCTCCAGTGGAGGGAGAAAAAGTAAATTGAGTAACATAAGAACTATTTCGTATGTAAAAATTATTATTATTTTCTATTTCAAAATAAGTATAAGTGCCATCGGTAATTAGTCTACTTGCAGTCCCAAATTTAATATTTATATAGTTATTAAGAACTAAATCTCCGTTGGTTTTAGTAGTTGTTGTGTCGGTTCTAAGGAATTGGGTAGAGTCAGTTCCGTCTAATAAATAAGCATCTACATTGGTAAGTTGAGAACCGTTTCCAGCAAAAGCAGCTGCTGTTACTCCTCCACTGAATGATGCGGTAGCTCCACCAACATTACTGGTCGCTGTTAGATTTGCGGCGGTTACGTTACCTGAAAAACTTCCAGTAGTAGCGGAAACTTCTGTTAATTGCGCTTTATCATAAGCTGCATATACGTATGAAGTAGTTCCTCCTCCGGTACAATATAGGTATATATCTTTCCCATTGTTGGACACTAAATCCCTAGACGCATTATACGTACCTTGGAAAAAATAAACATTCCTATTAGCTGATAACCTATTTCTTATTAAATACCAACCCCTAAAATCATTAGGTTCTATCTGAATATAACCATCCCCACCTATATCTCCAGCGTCAATTATGTTTAATATTCTGTAATTACCATCTGCTTGGTTAGCAGATCCGCCAGCCCTATCTGCAACTGTTAATTGATATGCGGTTCCAGACGTTAAATTTGATCCGCTTATAGTGACATCTATAACACCTACAATAGATGTGTCAAAAAATTGATAATTAAAGTTAGTGATATCCCCCCAAGTACCAGACTCCGTACCCGTGGTTATTAACTCGACCCCTAAATTAGAATAAGTAGCCATTTAATTTATCCTCTATGCAGCTATTTCAGACCAATTTGGAGTCTGAGCATCATCGACTTGAGTCCAACTGGAGGACTGTGAGTCATCTATAAGTACCCAATTCGGGATCTGGGAATCGTTAATTAACCCCCAAATAAGTACATTGCCTACTCTTCCAGTCGCGGCAACGCCTATAGGTACTATATTAGCAGTACCGGTGACAGTTACACTACCAACAAGTCCTGTAGCTTGAAGTCCTGTTACATTAACAGGGATAACGACATCGCCAACTTGTCCTGTTGCAGATTCTCCAGTAACCGCAACATTAGCGGAGCCGGTAGCATCTACAGTCCCAACAAAGCCTTCCGCTTGATTACCGACTACAACCGCTGTTGTATTTATAAGTACATCAACAGAACCAACCTGACCGGTAGCAGATTCACCTGTGACGTTAACCGTTTCACTGACTGTTACTGATACAGAACCAACCTGACCGGTAGCAGATTCACCCGTGACGGAGACTAGCGCGCTGCCCGTAACAGTTACGTTACCTACGTTTCCAGTAGCAGATTCACCCGTGACGGAGACCAGTGCACCGACCGTAACAGTTACGTTACCTACGTTTCCAGTAGCAGATTCCCCAGTAACGTCAACAATTTTGTCACCGACTTGTACTGTGACATTACCAACCTGCCCAGTAGCTGATTCACCCGTGACGGGGACAGTTATATCTGCTCCAGCTATGACAGTTACGCTACCTACGTTTCCAGTAGCTGATTCACCTGTGACGGAGACCAGTGCACCGCCCGTAGCTGTTACAGTTCCTACGTTTCCAGTGGCTGATTCACCCGTGACGGAGACTAAGGCTGTTCCGGTAGCTGTTACGGTTCCTACGTTTCCAGTAGCTGATTCACCCGTGACGGAGACTAAGGCTGTTCCGGTAGCTGTTACGGTTCCTACGTTTCCAGTAGCTGATTCACCAGTAACAGAAACAGTTACATTTGTTCCGCTAGTTTGGAACTCGTAGGCACCAAGAGACCACTCATGCCCAGCGGTGTCCCGGTTATAGCCGGTGATGTCGATCGCAAACTCTGCAGTGCCCAAGTCCGCACCGGTGTATCGATAAATAATCGCACTGGTGTTAACGATGGTCAGATCGTTATTTGCTACGTCAGTCCACTCGTTCGCAACAGTGAGGTTGTCGAGGTCAGACGGGTTGCCGGTTGCATCAACCATCGACGCGCAGTTACTGATTGTGATGGGGTTGAACGCTTTGATGGTTCCATTAGGCGCGTTTAAGTTGCCAACTACGCAGTTGTAGGCTTTTTGTGTTGACGTGCTGCCGTCGATTCCTATGGCGTTACCATTGTCCGACGTGAGATTTGCAACCGAGCAGTTAATGGCGCGTCTGTCCTGTCCGCCGCCGTTGAGGCTGATGCCCCGGACTGAATTTGAGCCGGTGTTGCGGATGTTGTAGATGACGCTGTTATCGACTCGCGCCAGTTCAAGCACAGATATCGCTGATAGGGGGCCGCCATTCACTGAGCGCGTAATGTCGTGTATTAGCAGTCGCGACCAACGGTTGTTAGGTGTCCCATACGTGCCGCTGTTTAAACCAAACCTAGAGCCGCTCGAAAGATCGAACTCCAGCTTTTCTACCTTGTAATTGCTTGTATCGGGGTTAAGAGTCCAGTAGTTATCCGTAGCGCTAGTCGTCAAAGTGAACGTACAACCCGCGCCCGCGACGCCACCGTGGTCGTCAGCCGCAGTGATAGTCAAGCTAGTAAATGAGGCGGTGCTGCCCAAGTCCAGCGTCTCATTTACGAAGTCGCCACCGTCGTTGTAGCACTCAAGAATATGATCGGTGCCGGCGAAGGTGTCGTTCTCCGCGTCAGCTTCCCACGTTGATATAGCGCCGTAATCGAAGGCGTTCCCCGGATTGCCGTATGCGTAGGTGTAGGTAGCCATCAGACGAAGTAGTTGCGGTCGTTAAGCGGGGCAAGGTGGTCGCGAACAGACCACACCGATAAACGTGGCTTGATTGCCAGCAGCTCGGTGCCAATCGGAGCGATGCTGTCACGAACATCAAGCGCGACGTTGCGATCAAGCACCGTTGCACTCGGTAAGCCTAACTCGCGCCAATTAACCTTTGAACGCCGCTTGCGTGCAACGAGTATCTCACTATCTGACGTAAACCCAGGCTGTCTGTCGTCGGTGTTATACTCGTTTGCTACAACACGCGAAACGATCTCATCGCGCAGCGCTATAGCCGGCAGTACGAGGAAGTGTTTTTTCTCGTTCTCGGTCCAATTCCAGCGCATGTGGTCCGCTCGCAGCAGCGGGGTGTGCGTTTCGATAGCGTCCCATATTGCGGTCGTCTTGGCGAGTGAGTAGTCCTGCGCCCCGCTGTACCAAATCGCGGCGCTGCGCGGGCCGAACACGCGGAACCCGGCGGGGCGGGTGATGCGCGACAGATAGAGATCAACCGCGCCATCGAAACCCATATCTTGGATCTCGCTGTCGCCGGTCGCGATGACAGTGCGGCGCACTTGCCGACTATTCACCCGCTCCCAACGAATCGACATTGTGTTCTCAAGGTAGACGTAGGCGAGCGAGTTGGTGTCGCGCAGACCGTCCGCGTTCAGCGGCGTATGCTTGTGGTGGCAGATTGTCGCAGCGTGAGCGGCAAGTGTCTTCCGGTCGTTCGTAGCCGCCACGATGTCGCCGTCCTGATAGTGGTTGTTGGGGCGCTGGTCGTTAGTGACGACGATAGCAATCTCAGTCATTCGCTTTTGTCAACCAAAGTAAATACATTAAGTATTTCGCTCATAACTCACCTTTTTAAAGCAAAACGCCCCTAATTCAGGGGCGCTCAGGTGCCTGCTTGTAGGCTCATTTACGCTATTTCAATAATTGCCGTGCCAGCTGCAGCTGCCGGGAACGAAACAGTAAATGTACCGCCTGAAGAAGACTTATCACTTCCGAAAAACAGTACAACAACTGATGGATCACCCGCTGCCGTGTCGTTATAAATCAACGCACCATTGGCGGTAATCGTAGAATTTGTCCAATTAACATCATCAAAATCAGTAATCCCTGACGTACCCGAAGTAGTCGGAGTAACATTAGTAAGCGTCTCTCCAGTTGCCGTATACCCAGTACCTGACACTTCATTGGTAGCCGTATAAGCTGGGGTTGAAGCACCGAGAGTTGCTGAAGACGTATACAAAGCAATTTTAAAAGTATCGCCTGTAGAGTTAGTAAAATTGTGCGTCCCAGTTAAAAGTTCCTTCTTGAAGCTAGTGCACATTGCCTGAGTAATTGCCATCGGCTATCTCCTATTCTCGTAAATATAGTCTGCTAATTCAGACTGCCCATGATTTCTTAACAATACCGCTATGGTATCTCTCTCACCTTCAGCGACTTTGTTAAAATAAAACAACAGTAACTTCTTAATATTGTCTTTAAACATAAGAGCCTGCTGTTTTATAGGATCAGGAGCAGTCGCGCTAACTCCTACGAACCTATCCAAAGCTAAATCTGCCCATTCTTCGGGAGACATACCACGATCATTGGTAGTTACTACCCTTACATTCCCAATCTTACCCGCCGAAAGATTAATCACTGTAATGGAATCCTCATTTGACCGGAACGATAAGCATCTCTTCTATTCTTACCATCCCCAAGTTCTTTAAGTAATGTTAGAGCGATATCATACCGCTTTTGGTACTCGGCTGTAACATCGGCTTCACCCTTCATAAATGTATGAGCTTCTAAGATAGTCCCATACAGAAGAACTGAATCGAAATTATCACCAAGCCAAGTGTTAGTAGCCGTGACAATGCTTTCCGGATAATAGTAGTAATGTAGTTCTGCAGTGTAGTTAGCATCCGGAGTCGGGCCTAGAAGAAAAGAATTTCCATCGAATATAGCGTAATACTTAGGTAGCCCAGTATCAGTAGCTTTAGGATATGCTTGCCGTATAAAATTTACGTCTTTATCCAAAAGATATTCATAGTTACCATCTGTATCTACAACAGCTAACGAAAAAGTAGACATCCAATCCGTAGGAGTTGTAAGGTACTTATTTCCAGAACTTACAGCGCCCGTTACGTTTTTACGGAAAGCAGGTAAAGCAACTGTATTATAGATACGTTGTTCAGCTTGTTTTATGAACGTATTTATATCTGCCGTAGTAAATACGTCTTCTACATAAGACTGAACTTCAGTAACTAATTCAGAATAATTCATTTCGATATCTACTGAGATTTATTACTAAACTTAGTACCTTTCGTAGCTGCTCCAGTACCGCGAGTCTGTTTCGTCTGAGTTTTCGGTACGTTATTCGGGTATCCATCCATTTTAGGTACTGGACACGGTTTAGGTTGATTATATTTCATATCGTCACCTAACTAATAGTTACTGTTACAGTTCCCACTTTACCCTGCATCAACACGGTATTGGGGGTCACTCCATTATTTGCCATGCCAACAGGGTTCCATCCCCATTGGATATCTCTACTTCCTCCCGGTCCAAGACTGTTATCTGGTCTTGGATTTCTTACAGCCTGCGGGTCTTCGACCACATACATCCCCTGCATATTCTGAGGATGATCAGGCTCCCAACATTCAGGACAGACAAACATATTTGTCTTTTTCGTCCTTACAACCAGCTCTTTAAGCTGTTTAAGTTTGTACTGTTGCCCACATCTATCGCAATCCGCGATAGCTCGGACGCCTGTCGTAAACTTATTAGACATACGCCCTACGCGGCGCTACAGTAATGCTCGACCGATCTCTATCCTCGTCAGCTGCTAATTCCCATGCTTCGTCGTACATCTGCTTAAGCGGTACAATTCTTGGCGCACTATCAGGAATTTTCATCGCTATATAGTAAGCTAATCCAGCTACTAAACAAGGTAGAAATCTGAACGGTATATCTTGCGTATTAACACCGTTCCCAGCGTCCAACATCCTACGTAATCGCCAATACACCAACTGATAAGACATCGCACTATCCGGCGTAGGCCACACTGTAATTGTCGGATACTGAACAACCGCATCAGCAGCAACAGCACCGGTCTTACGATCTATATAGACTTGGATTGGCCGTCCAGTTGAAGTTTTGTTAGGGATACTCGCATAAGTGGGCAAAGCGATACGTGAGATAGCTATATCACTCTGATTAGAACTGCCCGCGTTCGTCCTGATTACATGCTCTATCAAATCTACCGTATCGAGCGGTAAATCATAGGTTGCTGTACCGGAAACCAGATTTATCTGCCCCTGCTCCACAGTCCACAGGTTGATGCCGCGATTAGCCCACTCAGCAAACATCAAATTCAAGCTACGCCGTGCGGTACGGAAATCGTATCCAGTACGTAACTCAGTACCAGCACGCTCGAAAGCCTCTTCGATGATATCGTTAAGGTCTAAATTAAAAGCGCTTGTTGCTGAAGTTGCCATTTACATACCTTTATTCGGTAATTCGCTTCCACATAGACGCATGTGTTTCTCTATTGTCTGATTCTGCCTCTTTCATATCTCTTTTTAACTCAGAGACATCTTCAGAAATAGATTCTACTTTGGTCTGTAGAGACCCATATCCAACTGCAGCAGATATAGCGACGACAATTAATGGGAGCCATTTAAGATAATCTACCGTAGAAACAGGCGGTGGCTCCCGCCTGTCCGGTCCAGAATACCGGTCTCGTTCCGAATCTCGGATACGATCTACAGCCCGCTGGATAATTGTCTCGTCACCTACCATTTAGCACATACGTCCGCGAGTTTTACCCTTTTTACAACATCCATCAATCCCCTTTTTAACCGATCCGCCAGCTTTATAATTTTTAGTCCGCGCCTTCATAGGAGGTTTCTTAACCTTACCCCCTTTGCGCATCGGAGTATTAGACGGTGTAGCTCCTGCAGCCTTATCAGTCGCTGTCTCCCCCGACATCTGTTGTGTGGTTGTCCTCGGTAGGCGTGCGGAAGGCGCTGCAGCTGCAGCTCGTCTGCTAATAGGGTTCTCTAAACGATCAGCTCGATTAGAGTTCATTACTTTCGTCATATCTGGTCTGTACATATTACTAGCCCTATCCTTTCTTGGTCCTTGCGGACGACCGCGTGTTCCGGATAACCCTTCAGGCATTTGTGCACGCCTTAATCCTAATCTCCCCTGTGCGCGTTCGCGACGTGCCATTCTGGGATCCATCATAGCTGGATCTCTTGGTCCCATACCCATAATTTATCTCCCTTTACCTGTACGTTGACGGGATGGTTTTCCTCCATATTTCACAGAACCACCGTGTTTGAATCCGGCCCTTATCTCTGCGGCTTCATCCGGTGTGACATACCCTTTATTTCTAGCTTTTGTAGCCCTTGTTTTTCTAGCGATATCTCGGTTTTTTTGTTCTTTTCGTCTACCTCTTGATAAGGTAGCTTCATTTCTCTCATTTCTTGCTCTCAAAACGTCAGATGCGCTGGGTGCCTCTTCAGCTTTTCTTTGTCTAGCGTTACGTCCAGAAACAGTACGTTTGCCATTTGACCCCATTTCCTTCTGAACTCTCCGTGCAAGAGCGCCTGTTAAACTTTTTGCAGCACCTATTTTCTTAAGCCCCATAGCGCCCATAGCGCCTGCGCCTGAAGATTTTGCTATTTTTCCTAATGTGAGAGGATTTTTAGGTTTAGGTTTAGGTTTTGTAGCGTCGCGTTCTTTTGAAGTAGACCCTGCGCCCTGTGGTCTTACAGGTATTTTCGGTGGGTTCCGTTTAGTGGATATAGACCCGCCACCCGTCTTAGGTTTATTAGCTGCAGGTACAGCGTTAGCTGCTTTTTTCCTATCTGCGGCTTTCGCTTCGCGTGCGGCCTTCTCTTCTTTAAATTCTGTAGTGAATTCTTCACCATTAAAGTAAAAGGTTTTTTGTTTATTATCGCGAGCTTTTCTAAACGCTGCTCCAAAAGGACTTAATTTTTTAGCCACTTTACCACCTTTTTTATAAGTTTCCTGTTTATTAGACCCTTCGTACTCACTGACTAAAGCAGCTAATTGAGGATTGTTTACCGCAGCCCTTTTTACTTCAGTATAAAGATCTTTATCTTTCCTACCTAAACCCATTACCGTTTACCTTTTGGTTTAGCAGATCTCTTTAAGGCTTTAGCTGTGGGAGCGCCTTTAGCTCCGGGTTTACGCATCTTTTCTCCACTACCTGCGGCAATGCGTTTACGCTTTGCATGGATGTTATCCCAAAGCCCCCGTTTCCTAGCCATTACCATTTCACCTTATCAGCCCAATAAGCAGCGCTCATTTTACCTTTAGCAATGTTCTTGCCGTGTCGAGCCTTAAATGACTTGCGCTTTTTCTTCATCCTGTCTGATTCACCCGCTTTAGGTTTACCAGCGGTTTTAGCGCCTTGCTCTCCAAACCGAATAACTTTCTCTTTTCCCCCTTCGCAGGCTTTAACAACATGCGATTTTTTGGGGTGAGAAGGTGTACGGCGTGGAGAATTACACGCCATTTGAGAACGTCTGAGTGGTCTAATCGGCATCGTTCTTCACCAAATATCCTTCATAGGTAGCGGATACAGCATTGGCCTGCGCTGAACTGACAACTGCTCGGGCTTCTATATCTGATTTTTCAGTAACAGTTAAAGGGATTTCCCAATCAAAGTCGATAAACCCCGTAACTAGAGTTATCTTGGCTTGCGTGCGAAATACGCCTCCAAAAGGTCTAGACACTAATCTAGCTGTAATGAACTGATTACCTGCAGATGCGGTGCCACTGGAGATGGTTCCTCTGGTTAAATACAGCGTATACCCTGCAGGGACGGTATAGGGGGTCATCAAAGTTTGATTATCCCCCAGCGTTATACGAGCATACGTCGTTCCATTAGGTACTCCAGCTGTTGCACCGCTAGTTCCTATATAGATATTTCCTGCAGCCGTACCGCCAGAGCCTGCTGTAGCTACATAAGCTCTATAAACTCTAATGTAATTATTAGTAGTCGCTACCTGCGTCTGACCATTCAAAGTCACAGTTTCAGATGCTTCGTTATAGTTAGCATCTAAGCCTGCTATAACAATAGTTCTAGCGCCGGTACCAGCGGAGGTATCCGTGGTTGCCGTAGAAGACACATACATCAAACCCGCAGCTGCGGGATAAGAGTACAGTCCTCCTAAATCCCAAACTGTTTCTTCAACATTTTGAACATCCGCATGAAAACCAAACTTAAACAGTGGTGTGTGGTAACTAATCTGCCTGCGAGCAACTTGTAATTCAAATGGCTCAGTAGTACCGACCCTCGATATAGAACTTACTTGAGCCATTGAATTATTACCCTAAAATCAGTGTAATTACTGATCCTGTTCCAGACAATGCAGATACGTAACAACCGCTTTCAGCAAGAAGTCCATCTTCTCCTAAATAGATATCTTGGAATCCGATAGGAATCGTAAGATCCAGCAGAGTTTCACCAGACCCGCTCCCATCTTTAAGTGTGAAAGCGGTTATTGCTGTTCCGTATACAAGAACACTCTTAATACGGGAACGATCTGGGCCTACCAAACCGGGTGTAAACCCGGCGGTTGCTACGTTATAGGCTTTTACTTCATAACCAGCCATGAGCTAACTCCTATTAAGAAAGAGCTGCGCCGACTGCGGTTACCCAAGCTGAACCTGTGC